CTATACCTGTGATTGAATAAAATGCTGTAATTCAGAATAAGAAACGGCGCCATCTGTGGCGGATAAAGAAAATAAATTAAAATAAGCAAGACCATGTCCTAATTTTAATGTTTCCTCCAATGGCATATTGTTATGCAAACCATATAGCACTCCAGCACAAAACGCATCGCCGGCGCCGAGTGTGCTAAGAATGTTGCGCTTATCCACCCAATAGGAAGGCACAACCACTATTTCTTGAGCATTATAAGCGACGGCTTGTTGAGGGCTATGGATAATAACGGTATTTTTCACGCCAAGTTGATAAATAATTTTGGCTAAATCAGTCAGGTTTCTCGTATTTTTATTGGCCAAAATACAGGCTTCAACATCGTTAATAATCACAAAATCAATATACGGTAAAATCGGGCGAATCTGTTCCTGAAAAATAGCAGAGTCCTGTACTGAGACTAAATCAATTGAAATCGAGAAGCCACTTTCTTTTAATCGATGTAGCGCAGAGGTTAAGATATCTTGCTGAAGCAGTGCTGGCAGTAAGGGGAGATAAGCAATATGCGCAATTTTGGCAGAGCAATGAATTTGTGCTAAATTGTAGGGTAGTGTTTATTTTTGCATAAAAGAAAGATAAAAAATTTGCGCGAAAAAAATAGCGTGGAAGGGCTTATTTATTGGGATTGTGTTTTTTTGGGGTGGAAATGTATGCAAAAATTAATGATTTTTAAAATGAGCAAAAATAGTAAAAAATTGCACAAATTTTTGCATAAAATGAGCAGTGAATAGAACGGTTTTAAAATGATTTTAAACTGTTTTTAAATGGCTAAGATGGCGTAATAAACTATTCTTATTTGTGGGCTTTTTTGTTTTCTAACGTGCGGATAAGAGCGTTTACTTCGGCCTTATCTTCGCAGGTTAGGTTCTCGTTGTTGTTAACTTCACACCCCACGTTCGTGGTGGCGTTGTCTCCGTAGTTTACCACAATATTACCGTGATTCATTATTTGTAATGACATTTCGTCATTGGTATTGTTTGATTTTGTTTGGCTGTTATCGTTAAAAAATTTAAGAATTGAGTGTTTATCCATTGTTCTTCCTAAGCTACTAATTTTATCATATCTACAATTTTTTCGTTTGCGCTTTCTTCGTTGAGCAATTCATAAATCATCCACACCATTTGGGCTTTTGCTTTTGGTTTCATGGTTTTGTGGGTTATCTCTAGTATTTCCTCTAGTGTTTCAATGGCGGTAAGTAGTCGCATTTTACTGACTTCTACGCAATCTCTTTCCTTTTGGGCTAAATTAAGCGGTAAAGCTGTCTTAATAACTCTATCAGTTGGTAATTCTGTGGGCTTCGTGATAAAGCCTAACGCATTTTGTACGCTTTCAGGTAAAGAAGAATAGTGATATTCAAATGCAACTCCTTTTTTGCCTTTTATTTGTCGTTTTAGCCAGTTTTCTTTAGTCGCCTTTCTAGTGATATTCGTAGCTTGATTAGGTAATTCTCCCTTTCCAATCAATTCAAAAGCACTAAACCATTCTTTATTTTGATATGAATTCATAATAACACCTTGAAAATTCATATTGAATTCAAAAGATTAAAATAAATTTATTTTAAATTCAATTAGTTATAAAAATAATCGCGATATTTGTGAATTCTTTTGAATTCATATATTGATTTTAAAAGGAATTCACTATATTATGCATTCAATAGTTAAGTGGTTTACACCATTTAACTAGATTGAGTAGCTAGTTAAAGGATCTCACAAAATGAGTAGAAAGAAAAGATCTCAAGATATGACTAATCATGAAATTCGAGGTGAGCTAATGAAAAAAGGTAAAACATTTGCTCAATTAGGAATTGAAAACGGGTTAGCTAAAACAACTGTTCGCAATGCTTTAGATAAACCTTATCCAAAAGGAGAGAAAATTATTGCAGATGCGTTGGGGTTAAAACCGGTTGATATATGGCCTTCTCGCTATTTATAGAGGTGGTTTATGAAAGAGTGGTTTTCTCCTAAAGAGGTTTCTGGATTAGGAGGTTTACCAAGTAATCCAAGTAATCTTACAAGGAAAGCGACTAAGGAAAACTGGCAGAAACGGCAAATTCAAGGTGTAAGAGGAGCAGCTTTTGAATATCACTTTACCAGCCTCCCCCTTGAAACCCAAAAACAGTTAAGAGTGAAATTTGCCTCACAAATGTTGGCAAATAAACCGAAAGCACCGCTTTCGGTGGAGCGTGAAAATTTGGATTTAAAAGCTTGTAAGGCAAAGCAAATATCAATTGCAGACGCAAGAATGGCAGTGGCCAGTTACTTTTTAACCATTGAAGGAACTGAAAAAGGCAAGCGTCGCGCATTAATGATGCAATTTTGTGACCAGGTGAAGTTAGGCGAGTTGCCTGATGAGCTGATGAAAATGGTTGCCTTAGGCAATGCCAAACCAAGAAAGAAAATTTCCTTGTCTGTCCGCACTTTGTATGAATGGGTGCTGGAATATGAGAAGGCAGAAACGCCAACCGAACGGCTGAAAGCCTTAGTACCCACAGGGCTGGGGCGAAAAGCGAGAGATTGGGAAAGTGCAGCGTGGTATCGGGATTTTCTGCCCTTTTACCAAACAATGACTGGGGTTTCGGTTACGCACGCTTATAAGCGATTTGTTGAAGCCTATCAAGGGGACGTGCCAAGCCTATCGCAAGTGCGACGAATGATGGCAAAAACGCCTGAGATTGTTTTACAACGTGGGCGATTAACAGGAGCTGCGTATAAAGCGAAATTGCCGTTTACTCGCCGAGAATGGGATGTTTTAGGCTTGTTTGAGGTGTATGTGGGCGACGGTCACGGCTTTAAAGCCAAAGTGCGACACCCTGACCACGCACACGGCTTTCAGCCTGAGGTTACAGCAATTGTAGATGGTCGCACCCGCTATGTGGTGGGTTGGAGCTTAGCGAAATCGGAGAGTGTGATTGCGGTGGGCGATGCGTTGCGACATAGCATTGAACGATGTGGGCTGCCGTTGGTGTATTACTCAGATAACGGTGGTGGTGAGAAAAATAAACGACTTGATTGTGAGGTAACCGGTTTGTTTTCTCGGCTTGGCATTACACATGCCACAGGGATTGCGGGCAATCCACAAGGGCGAGGCATTGTGGAGCGACTTTGGAAAAGCACGTTAATTCCGCTGGCTCGGGAGTATGAAACAGCTGTTACAAAATCGGTGGATAAAAGTTCGGCACATTTAATTCATCGCAAAATTGAAAGTGCAGTGAATGCGATTGAAAAGGGCAAGGAGTTGAGTGCGGAACAGGCTCGCTTTTATAACAAAATGCCACGCTTTGAGGTGTTTATTACCGATGTTGAGCGGGTGTTTGAGGAGTATAACCGTACACCGCACAGCGAATTACCGAAAAAGGCGGATGGCACACATTTTAGCCCGTTTGAGTATAAGGAGTGGATTTTAGCCAATGAAAAACCGCAGTTGCGGTGGTTAACAGAGTTTGAGCTTGAGCTGTTATTTCGCCCTGAGGAAATTCGTACTGTTAGTCGCGGGTTGGTGGAATTGCATACAAATACTTACTTTAGCACAGCACTAGCAGAATATCACGGCGATAAGGTGCGAGTAGGCTTTGATATACACGATCCGAGTTATGTAATAGTAAAAACAATGGACGGGCGTTGGATTTGTCGAGCAGAACTTGACGGCAATAAACGGGCTGCATTCTCGCAAAGCTATATGGAACAAGCAAGAGAGAAATCGGTACGCACAGCGAATAAGCGATTACAAACGAAGATTGACCGTAATAATAAGGAGTTAAACCCTGTTAGAACGATTGAAAATCAGCCTGATTTTAGCTTTGTCCCAGTACAAAAAACAGCAAAACAAGCAATGCCAATTTTCTTAACCGAAGCAGATAAAGAAGATTGGGAACGTAAACAACAGAAAGCCTTTGGCTAGGGATTGATGATGAAAAACCAAGAATTAAAAGATTTTATGACAGCCAAAGGGCTGCAACAAAAACAAGCGGCACAGTTGTTAGGTGTGTCGGTGACGACTGTGAGTTTGTATTTAAAAGGTCTATATAACGGGGATGTGGAAAACCTTGATAAAAAGGTGGACGAGCTGATTGCCCGCTCGAAAGAGAAGGTGTTAGAGGCGAAGTATAACGCTGAATTTGTGCCAACGTTGGCAGCGCGTCGCGGGATGAATATTATCCGTTATGCCCACGTTGATGGCGATATTAGCGTGATTTACGGGGCAGCAGGGTTAGGAAAAACCAAAATGTTGAAACAGTATGCCGAAGAAAATAGCTCCGCCATTTTGATTGAGGTTGATCCAAGTTGTACACCTAAAGTGCTATTGAAAAAGATTGCCGAAGCGATTGGGGCAACCACACGAGGGGTGAATAACGAATTATTAGATGGGATTAAAAGCAAGTTAGAGGGCTCGGAAATGGTGCTGTTAATTGATGAGGCAGAATTACTTTCAACCCGTTCCCTTGAGTTTATCCGCCGTATTCACGACTTGAGCGGGGTTGGTGTGGTGTTGGCTGGTATGCCTCGCTTATTGATTAACTTAAAAGGCAAAAACAATGAACTTGCCCAGCTTTATAGTCGAGTGGGGTTTGCATTAGATCTTGGTAATGCTTTGCCTGATGAGGATTTAGCCTTGTTAGCCTCTAGTGCAATGGGGACAGATGAATTTAACGAGTTATTAGTGAAAGCTAGTCACGGCAATGCCCGCCGATTAAGCAAGTTAATTCGCGGAGTGGTGCGAAGTGCAGAGATTAGTGGCACAGCGATTAACAAAGCGGTAATTGAAGAATTTGCCAAAATGCTGATTAGTTAAGGTTAGTTAAGGAGGAAACATGAAAAATAAACAGATTTATGCAGTGTATAAGGGAGAAAAATTTATCTTTGACGGAACAGTGGAAGATGTTGCAGAGACATTGGGAATCAAAGTGGCAAGTGTGAGAAAGCTTGCTACACCAAGTCAGCAAGCTAGAAGCAAAACAGGCATAACGATTGTGAAATTAGGGGCTGAGGATGACGCAGATGAAAGTGTATAGCGAATTTGCAGGGCGAGCGCTCAATAAAGAGACCAAAGCGGTTTATGAAGCAACAGTAAAACTGGAGCTTGCAATGTTGGAATGTGAAGAAATGGATCTTGAGGTAACAGGTGTGGAATGGGGAGGTGGTTATCAGCCAAGAATTATTTTAAGAGAAAACGATAAAACCAAACGTTTCGTGGAAAATGGCTCTGCGCAGATGTTTGGTGTGAAAACAAAGGCAGGCGTGCGTTATGACTTTTATCAAATGCACGTTCGGGGGGTGAAATGTATTTGGGAAGGTAAGCAAAATTACTCTAACGAATTAAAACAGAAATTTAACCACTAGGAGGTAAAAATGCGCATTGCAATATTGATTAGCTTAATGTGTCTTGCGGGGTGTGATGTAGCAGCTTCAGCAAATAAACTGACAAAAACTTATTACTATAACCACATCAGAGAAGTGTGTATTGATGGTGTGATTTACTTAGTTTATAACAGCCAATACGCCGGGGGGATTACACCGAAAATCAATGCAGAACATTATCCGTACACTTGTCCAACTGTCGAAAAGTAGGAGAAAGCAATGGCAAGAAAAGCAACTCGAATTAAAACCAATACTTTTTCTGTGCGTTATCAAACCCGTGATGAAGTTGAAGTGGCAATTAAAGAAATCGGCGATTTACAGCGCAAGTTGGAAGCCAAAGTGATTGAGCAAAATAACCGCTTAGCTGAGATTACTGAAGAATACGCGCCACAAATGAATGAAATTAAGGCAGAACTTGAACCAATACAGGCAGCGGTGCAAGCGTGGTGCGAAAGCCACCGTGACGAGCTAACCAACAACGGCAAGACCAAAACAGGCAACTTTAATACTGGGGATGTCCAATGGCGCCAGCGTCCACCAAGTGTCAGCGTGCGTGGTGCAGATAGCGTGATTGAGAACTTGCATACTCTAGGACTTACTCGCTTTATCCGCACTAAAGAAGAGGTAAATAAGGAGGCAATGTTAAACGAACCTGAACTTGCCAGCATGGTGGCGGGGGTAACGATTAAAACAGGGATTGAAGACTTTGTGATCACCCCTTTTGAGCAGGACGTAAGTTGATGTTGCAAGCTTTTTAGAAAGTAAATAAAGCTTATTTAAACGCTCTTTAAAGCCTTTTTTAAGGGGCGTTCGTAATGAGTTTTAACTAAATAGGAGTAACCAATGAAAAAGAAACAGACTTTTGATTGCTATTCGCACTATGCGAATAAAGCGGCAAATAAAGAACGTTCAGGCAATTATGCAGAAGCGGCAAAGCTTTGGGGGTGCGCACTACTTTTTGCCTCACTTGAGGCGAGTAAAAAATGGTGTGAAGCACGTCGTGATTTTTGCTTGGCCAAGTAAACCGCCCTTTTTATGGAGAATAATGATGACCGATACCGAAAAAAGCGACCTACGACAACAAATGGCAGAGGTAATTAGCGAGCTAGAAGCTGCATTATGGATTGCGAATGATAATGACTTTAAGCAAGCTGAAAAAGTGTGGAAAAGTGCCTTAAAAACAGGGCGAAATTTAATATTAAAAATGGGATTAGCTGGTAAGGAGTAAGTGTAATAAATACGATGATTGGGAAATGTATGACGAAGATGAAAATGTATATCTTCTCGTTAGAAAAAAAAGACGACGCTGAATGGGAATTACATATATCTTACAAAATGCGGTTTTATGCTCATAAAGAACTCTAAGGAAAATAATATGGCTAATAAAATCTGTTTAGAAGTGATGATGAGTAAAGAAGCATTATCGAATCTTAGCATTTCGGCAAAAACGGAAGTGTGGGGAGGTAATGTTTCAAGAGTTGATTTTAATGGAAATAGCTTTGAACTTTTAGAACGTTATGAGGAATTTATCACTCCTATTCAGCTAGCGGTTTTAAACAGCAAAGTGGCTTATAAAAAAAGAATGCAGCAAGCAATCAATAAAATATTGAGTGATATTCTTGAGGAAGCGGAATGGGAAAATGAGGAGGAAGAATGTTAAAAGAATCTGACTTGATCGTGGGACATAAATATGCTTCAAACACTGAAAAAACAGTAGAAGGGTTACTGGGGAAAAGGGAAATTTTAAAGATTTATCCTAGTGATGGTTTTGTGACTTATTGTGAATTGAAAGAGCGCAAAAATAAAAGTAGTTACAGCGTTGTGGCTACGATGAAAACAATATCAATTAAGTCATTTTTAAGGTGGGCAAAAATTGATATTACAAAAAAAGAAAATCGTTAAACCACATTTACAGCCCATTTAACCCATATTTAAGTGGGCTGAATAATGTGTTTTAAATGGAGGAGATATGAAATTATGTCGTTGTCCGATTTGCCACAGTGATTTACATCTTGAGGCATTAGTGGAAGATGAGGCGGGGCGTGAGTTATTGCATAAAATACTGAGTTTAGGGGAGTGTGCTCGCCCGGTTAGTAGTTATTTGGGGTTATTTAAGCCCGTAAAAAGTACGCTTGCTAATAGTCGGGCGTTAAAAATTTTAAATAGTCTGCTTGAAATTTACCCTCCATCTAATTTACTTGCTCATGCGTTATCAGAAACTGTGACACAGGTGCGGAGAAATCGGCAAGAAAATGGGCGAATTGAACCGCTCGCTAACCATAATTATTTGAAAAAAGTTTATGAGAGTTGCAAGCCTCAGTTTGCTGTTATCCGATGTGACAAGCCTAAAAACGCTGAAAGCCCGCAGGTCGATATAGACTTAAAAAAATCTGATGCAGTGGAATATATTGAACGCATGCGAAATTTAGGGCAGCTTGAAACGGTAAAGAATACTGAAAGTTATAAGCTTTGGTTACAGTGGAAAGAGGAAAAATTAAATGCAACCGCAAACACGTAAACAGATGATTCAGAAAATCCATATCGGCAAGGCAGAGCTTAAAATGGATCGTGAATGCTACACTCGGTTTTTGCTTGAAACGGTGGATAAGCATAGCTGTACGGTGATGACAGATAGCGAGCTGATGATTGTTTTAAAAGCAATGCAAGCAAAAGGTTTTAGAGTAAAATCAAAACACAAAGGCAGAAAACCAACCCTACCGCCGATTACCAAAGATCGTGTAATGTTGATGAATAAAGTTGAGGCATTATTAACAGAAAATAAACTCTCGTGGCAATATGCCGACCGTATTGCAATCAATGCGTTTAATTTGCCTGTAAATGCCCTTGATGTGGCTAAACTTTATAAACTGGTGCAGATGTTAGCGGTTTATAGCCATAGGCATGGTAGAAGAACTAGATAAAATTACGATATATTTTGCATAGCTCGCTTTTTTTATGTTAATTTCTAATTTTAGTTTAGTTTTAAAGGTGGTTTAAAATGAAAAAATTATTTGCTTCTTTGGTGTTAATGCTTCCTGCTATAGGGTATGCAGCCACAGAAAAAGCTCAACAGGAACTTGAAAAAGCGATGTTAGGAGATTACCAATCTTTAAGAAATGTTGCGTACTCAATGAAAGAAGGGACGTTTGGACACGATAAAAATCCTGTTTCAGCCTGTGCATTAAGAAAGGTTATCTTGTTCGTTAATAAGGATGAGATAGATACAACAGATTATAGTAATGAATATGTTGATTGTAAGAACCTATCTATGCAAGAACATAAAAAGTCTTGGGAAATAGCTTTACAAGCCATTCAAATTATTTCTAAATACAAGTAATAAAATTTACCGAATACATTGATAAAAGATAGCCTGCTTACTTGCAGGCTATTTGTTTTTAAAAGGTGAAGTCTTATTCCTCTATGTTCTCTTAAATTTCAAGACCGCCTAACAAGCGGTCTTTTTTTTTCACTTTTTTTTTTGCAAAAAATACCTCAAAAGTTCACAGATTCAAAAATCGTCTGAGAGAATAGCTATTATTTTCGGAGGTGCTATGAGCGAATTAAAACAAGTTGAAGAATTATTGCCTGAGGTTGTGCGTGAAATGGTGGAGGTTATCGGCTTTCCCGATACGGAGAAAGTGATCGCCAATTTTGGTGGGGTGGATTTCTATTTTTCGCTGGGAAAACATTACTTCCCACGCTTAGTCAAAGTGATTGGCATTGAACAGGCGGGTAAATTGCGTGCCTATTTTGACCGTGAGCGGTTGTATATCCCCCGCTGTGAAGTTGCTTTGAAGCGGTTGCGTAATTTGCGTTTTAAGGCTGAATATGATTTACTAAAAAACGAGGGTAAATCGGGCAATTTCGCAATGCTTGAGCTTTGCCCTAAATATGGTTTTACGGAACGTTTTGCCTTTAAAATGTTAGCGAGCTTAAACCAACAAACACAACAAACAAGCCTGTTTTAACTGAACCTTATCACCGCTTTGAATCCACTTTAAAAGCTTATTCTAGCCCCTAAGTTTAATCATACTTAGGGGCTTTTTTATGTCTTTAACCTATAAAATTTTAACCTTTTCTGAAATTTTTAATCGCCTAATCGGACACGAGGGCGGTTATGTCAATCACCCCAAAGATCCAGGTGGTGAAACTAATTGGGGTATCACAAAACGCACTGCAGTAGCGAATGGTTATACAGGTGATATGCGCGCAATGACCCGCGAGCAAGCGTTTGAAATCTATAAAAAATCCTTTTGGGAGCGTTATCAGTGCGAGAAATTGCCGACACCTGTGGCTTTTCAGTTTTTTGATATGGCTGTGAATCATGGCTCTGGCAATGCTAGCCGTATTTTACAACGGGCAGTTGGTGTGGCTGATGACGGCATTATTGGTGAGCAAACTCGCAAGGCAATCAATGCAATGGGGCTATCTGATGTGCTTATTTTGATGAACGCAGAACGTATTAACTTTTTTACTAAGCTTTCTACCTTCATCACTTTCGGCAAAGGCTGGATGAACCGAGTTGCTGAAAACTTACGCTTTGCCGCTAAAGATAACGAGGTGTGAGTATGAAATTAAAAGAGTTGATAACAAACACTGACGGACGACTATCCACTACTGGCTTTATTCAATTTTTTAGCTGGGCCGTAGCGACAGGGTTGCTGATTTGGTCGCATTTAGAGGGCAAAACATTTGCCTCCGAATACTGGGTGCTTTATGTATCTTTGTGTGTGTTTGGTAGCCCTGTTACCAAAGGGGTAGTGAGTAAATTTAACCCGAAAACCCGCGAGGAAAGAAAATGATGTTGTTAGTTATTGCTTTTGTTTGTTTGGGGCTGAGTGCGCTGTTTTACATATTAGCTTTTCTTCTAGAACGCAAATCAAGCCCCCGCTTGGCAAAATATTCCACTAAAGTGAAAGAGCGTCGTGATTGCTTGAAAGAAGCCATTAAACAAGGCAATCGTAACCCTGTAAGTCGTGCTAAGCGAGGGCGTTATGTTTGATGAGAAATTGTTTCAGATGCTTATATCTTTTGTCGTCTCGCCCTTGATTGGTTTTACGATTAAGGTGGTGTTTGATCGGATTAGCAATAATGAGCAAGCAGTTAAAGAATTAAGAGAGGAAATGGAACAAAAGTATCAATCTAAAGAACTTGCTCAAGAAGTCAATCGAGGGATTAAGGATAAGCTAGATGACATATTATCCTCATTAAAAGAAGTGAATAACAAATTAGATAAAAAGGCCGACAAATAATGAGTCTTAGAAAACAAAAACAGACTGATTCAGAAAAACTAGATTTAATTTTAGCGACAACCAATGAAATCAGTCAGAAAGTGGATAAACAAAATCAACGTATTGATGAGTTGCAATTAGAGTTACATAAAACTCGCCTGTTACTTGATGAATTAGCTCACAAAAACCGCAAGCAAGCGATTATTGCTGGTGGTGTGGGCGGTGGTTTGGTTGCCGTTGGTTTTGAACTGCTGCGAATGAAATTGGGAATGTAGGCGAATGGCACACGATGTATCAGTACAAAAGGCGGTGCGTAGCTATTACGTTTTTGACCGTTTAAGCCTTGAAATGGCAGCCGAAAAGGCAGGCGTGTCTTTTGGTACGGCAAGACGCTGGAAAGCGAATGCGGAAAGCAATGGAGATAACTGGGAAAAAGCCCGTGATGTGCAGGTAATGGCAAGCGGTGGGATTGAAAACATTGCTCAAGGTTTATTAGCAGGCTTTTTAATTAAATACCGTACGTTGGTGACAGAACTTGAGGAAAACACCGAAATGACAACGGCAAGCAAGGTGGACGCGCTTTCGGCGTTGGCTGATTCATTTGCAAAGATGACTGCCTCAAGTAAAAAGTTATTGCCTGAAACCAGTGCGATTGCAAATGCGTTAAGAGTGATTGAGATGATGGCTAACTTAATCAAAACGAAGAAGCCCCATTTATTGCCTGATTTTTTAGAAATGCTTAATGAGCTGGAAGTGCTTGTGCAGAAGGAATTTAAATAATGAAAGAGAGTAAAAAGACGGTTATTCATAAACATTATTATTTTCGTTGGGTTGTGCAGCTCGCCTGTATTGTCGGGGCGGTAAAACTTATGTTAAGCGGTCAAGACGGTTGGGGTTGGTTATTGTTTGTTGCAGTGGCTGTGTAAACTATGAAATCAAAGGATTTTGAAAAACAACTTGAAGCCCTACGGGCTGATTTACTCCGCGCGATTGAGGCAAATTTTGAAGGCTGGGATGACCGCCCAAATGCCATTGCGGAACGTCGTTTAAAGGTTGCGGATAAAACCACAGGCTTTGAGTATTTTGTACAAGCCTATTTTCCGCATTATGTGCGTTCGCCACATAAATCTCAGTTACACGAATATTTGTTTGAGCATTTGCCTGCTTCAGTGGGTGAGGTGGATAAATCGGTTCGACAGGCGATTGCTGCTCCTCGTGGTGAGGCTAAGTCGACTATTTGTACCCAATTATTCCCACTTTGGTGTTTAGTCAACGATTTAAAACGCTATGGCATTATTGCTATGGATACCAAAGAGCAAGCGTTTGGAATGCTTGAGGCGATCAAGGTAGAGATTGAATCTAACCCTCGTTTAGCGATTGACTTCCCTGAGCTGAAACCAGGTAAGGTATGGCGTACAGGGGCGATTGTTACCAGTAAAAATCAAAAAGTCGAAGCCGTCGGTGCAGGGCAGAAATTGCGTGGTCGTCGTCACGGTGCTTATCGTCCCGATTTAGTTGTATTAGATGATATTGAGAATGATGAAAGTGTAGAAACCCCCGCACAACGTAATAAATTACATAACTGGGTTTTAAAAGCAGTGCTAAAACTTGGTGCAGCAGGCGAGAAATTCGACGTTATTTATGTCGGAACCATCCTGCATTATGACAGCGTGCTTAGCCGTGTACTCAATACCAAAGGCTGGAAGCGGGTGCGATTTAAGGCGATTTTACGTTTTCCTGACAATATGGCGTTGTGGGATCAATGGGAAAATATTTACCTTAGCGAAGAAGGTGATGATGATACGCTCTCTGATTTATTTTATCAACAACACAAAGCTGAAATGGACGCAGGGGCGGTGGTGTCGTGGTTGGCTCGTCCTATTCTTGCGTTGATGAAAATTCGTGCCAGTGATGGGCATTCGGCTTTTGATTCCGAGTATCAAAATGATCCGGTGAGTGGCGATGATGCGATTTTTGCCAATAGCTTGCAGTATTGGACTGAGGGCGATTTGCCTGATGATTTAATCTATTTTGGGGCGGTAGACCCGAGTTTAGGTAAAGCAGGGGCAAGCCGAGACCCAAGTGCAATTTTAATTGGGGGCTACTCTCGCAAAACTGGCAAGCTGTATGTGATTGAGGCTCAAATCAAACGACGCCTACCAGATCTCATCATCGAAGATATTATTAGATTACAAATGCAATATGGTTGCCATCGTTGGTTTGGGGAGGGGATTCAATTCCAAGAGTTTTTAAATAGTGAAATCGTCAAACGTTCTGCGTTGCGAGGGGTTCCAGTCCCATTAACAAGCGTAAAACCTCATACAGACAAAATGCTACGTATTGAAAGCCTGCAACCACATATTGCAAACGGGTTGATTTTACTGCACCGCTCACAATCCACACTTGAGAACCAGTTACGCCATTTTCCAAAGGCAGATCACGATGACGGTCCCGACTGTCTTGAGATGTTGTGGAAAAATGCAGTGAGTAGCTCTGCACCAATTGAATGGCAATCACTCAAAGAATATGACGATGACTGGGAGGATGATGACGATTTTGAAGGATTTGGGGGCGGTGGACGCTGGAGACACTAAATGAGTTTTTTAAATAAGATTACACAAGCCATTTTTGGCAAAACAGAGAAAGTAGAGCCGTTACAATCAGATGAAGCACAAGTGATGGCTATGGGGCGAGTGTTAGACGGACACCCAGCCCGCAAAATCACCCCACAAAAATTACAACGTATTTTTGATGATGCGGAAAGTGGCAATGTGCGTGAACAGGCTGAACTATTTATGGATATTGAGGAACAAGACGGGGCGATTGGCTCACATCTTGGCACTCGCAAACGCGCCACGCTTACGTTGGATTGGTCTATTTTTGCCCCTGAAAACCCAACAGAACACGAGGAACATTTAACCTCTGAAGTTAAGCAGCTCTTTTCGCAAATTGGCTATCTAGATAATCTTGTGATGGATTTAATGGACGCTTGTTTGCAAGGGTTTTCGGCTAATGAAATCCAGTGGGTGTATGAAAATGAGCTATGGTTGCCGAAGAAATTTATTCACCGTCCTGCCTCATGGTTTGTATTAGATGATTTGGATAATCCACTGTTAATCTCGCCAACTAACCCAATGGGTGAGCCATTGATTGCACAAAAATGGATTGTACATACGCACAAAAACCGTTCGTCGCCATTAGCTCGTAATGGCTTGGGGAGAACGCTTGCGTGGATTTATATGTTTAACCATTACTCTATTACGGACTTTGCCGAATTTTTAGAGCTATATGGTTTCCCTATCCGCATTGGTAAATATGGGGCGGGCGCAAGCAAAGATGAAAAACGGGCATTATTGCGCGCATTATCGGATATCGGACACAATGCTGCAGGGATTATGCCTGATACAATGCAAATTGAATTGCATAGTGCTGCCTCACAATCTATTGCAAGTAATAACCCTTATTTGCAAATGACCGATTGGGCGGAAAAGCTTTCTGCAAAGTTTATTTTAGGGCAAACCCTGACTTCAGGGGCAGATGGTAAAACCTCTACTAATGCGTTAGGTAAAGTGCATAACGAAGTACGTCGTGATTTGTTAGTCAGCGATGCAAAACAGCTTGAACAGACCATTAATCAGCAGTTAATTTTGCCGTTTTTACAAATCAACTTTCCGAATATTGATCCTGCACGTTTGCCTTATTTTGCCTTTGATGTAAAGGAATATGAGGATATTAAAACATTCTCTGAGGCATTACCGAATTTAATTGATTCTGGCATGCTAATTCCTTTGTTATGGGCGCATAACAAACTTGGTATTCCAATGGCAAAAGAGGGTGAGGCGGTTTTAAAACGTGCTTTCAATGAGGTTAAATCGAATGAAAGCACCGCTTTAAGTGCAGGATTACATCAGAGCCATTGCCCTTGCGGTTGTCAAAACATGGTGGCATTAAGTGCAAAAGAGAAGGCAGAAGGCGAACAAGGGGAGTTGGATAGTTTAATTGATCATGCTTTACAGGAGGTTGATTTTAATCAGCAGCTTGCCCCGATTGTGAAAAAACTCACAGCGGTACTGTTGTCGTGTCAATCCTATGAGGAGGTAAGTGACAAACTGGCTGAAGCCTACCCTAATTTAACGAGTGAGGCACACGAATATTATTTAAGTAGTGCGTTATTTTTAGCAGATTTATTGGGGGCAAGCAATGCCGAACGCACCTAAATTTGCCATTGGTATTGAGCCGACACAGGCGATTGAATACTTAAAGCAGAAGAGAATGCTGGCAAGCAAAGTATTTGCTCAAGAGTTGCAAGCCAGTAGCCTTGCTCGTGCCACGACGATTGCAAAGCTCTCTAGTCTTGAGATGACCAAAGATATTTATGCCTCTATGGAAAAGGCTATGCGTGAGGGCAAGGCCTTTAATCAGTGGAAAAAGGAGCTAGTGGGTGAATTTGAGCGTAAAGGCTGGGTATTTGGACACGATAAAGCAGTCAGTCGCGGCATTGATGGTAAATTGCTTGCAGACCCCAAAACAGGCGAGTATTTTGGCACGCCTCGCAGATTGAATATGATTTATCGTACCAATATGCAACAAGCCTATTCAGCGGCACGTTATCAGCGAATGATGGATAATGTGGATAATCGCCCTTATTGGCAATATTCTGCGGTGGGTGATAGTCGTACTCGCCCTGCTCATATGGAGATGAATGGCAAGATTTATCGTTATGATGATCCGTTTTGGGCGACGTTTTATCCGCCGAATGGGTTTAATTGTCGTTGTACTGTGATTGCGTTAGATAAGCGTGATTTGGCTCGCCGTGGAATTGATGAGGTAGGTGATAGCTCAGCTCGTTTAGTTGAGGTGGAGCGTGTGGATAAAAAGGGTAATCGTGAAAAGACAATGGGCTTTAAGGCGATTGATGGTTCGGTGCGTGTAACCGATAAAGGGTTTGATTATAACATTGGGCGTTTAATTTATCGCCCGAACTTGGATTTATATCCTGAAAAGTTGGCGCATCAGTTTGCAAAAACGGAAATGGCAGGGGGGGAGTTTAGGTTTAATTATGAACAGTTAGAAAAAGCTTATTTGACTGAAAAAGCTAAATTAGGAATTGATAAAAAAATCACTAATAAAGAGCTTCTACAAAAGGTTGAGCTGAGTATTAGTAAAAATTTTAAATTTGCTACAGGCATTTTGAACAATAAAGATAAACAGCTTATAAACTCGCATACGGCTACGGTTTGGTTATCTGATGAATCACTAATTAAGCAATTTAATAGCCGATTAGATGACTCTTATTTCAGCATTGATTCTTATCAAGAAATACCTGATGTATTAAATGGTGCAGATAGTATTTTTAAGAACGGCAATACTTATATATTTGTGAAAAGTTTTGATGAATTTAAGAATTATACCGTATTTGTTAAACACATTAAAAATACAAATGAATTATTTATGGTATCTGCAAGGCTACAAAATAAAATTGAGTGGGATATAGAAAGACAAAAAAGGAAATACGAGGCTATTAGGTAAGGCTCCCTACACTTACGTTACAGCTCACTTGCACTATTTCAGCAAGCGGCTCCTGCGGGGGAGATTCATCAGGCGGAGTCAAATAGCCTCTTAAGTCAATATACCCCTGTTTATTTTTAAAATCAACCATAGGAGAAAGAAAAATGGTTTTAACGAAAAAAGAACAAATGAAAAAAGCCCTTGAACTGTTGCCACACTTTAACGGCTTAACGGCAGTTGATGTTAATGAGGTGTTTTTCTATGTGAAAGCCTACATTAACGAATTACAGATTGTTGAGTTTAACGAGAAAGATTATTCACGCATTGCCCAAGAATGCGATCTCGGTTGCGATTGATTTCTTGAATGGCTTCTCGGTAGCAATCGCCGCCTGTAACGCCTCTTGCTTTTCTCTCTGCCTCAATGAGTTTAGCAAGAGTGGCAATTTGGGCAACGAGCAAGGTTTCTAAAAGCTCTGTATTGTTATCCATGATGTTTCCTTAATTAAAAGCGGACGGGATTATCCGCTTTTTTAGTGTGGCAGAGATTAAACCAATGATTGAGATTAAGATTGAAAACACCGATGAGGTGGCAAAGGTATTGCAGGCGGTGGCAGAAAAAGCGAAGCACCGCACTGATCTTATGAGAAAATTAGCAGGGCGAATGGAATATGCGGTAAAAACTAATTTCCATGAAGGTGGTCGCCCAAAATGGCTGGGGTTAAAATATCGTAGTGGTAAACCGTTGGTTGATTCAGAAGTATTGTCAGAAAGTATTAGTAGTGAATACGATAACGATAATGCGATTGTCGGTACCAATGAACCTTATGCAGCGATACACCAGTTTGGTGGTATGGCTGGGCGAGGTAAAAAAGTGAAAATTCCTGCGCGTCCATTTTTAAAACTTACTCCTGATGATGAAGAGGATTTGTTGGAAGATGTGCAAGATTATTTCAGTAGTCTGATTAAATAATTTAAAATAACGCCTTAAAACGCATTTAGGGCGTTTTTATTTTATGTTAGTATAGTTTTTTCGATTAGTTTATTTAACTCGCTTTTAAAACGATTTAAAGCGGTTTTAAAACGGTTTTTAACTTTCTTTCATTTCTTTATTCTTAAAATTCTCAAAAAACTGAACCTGTTTTCCCTTTTTGCTGCGTTGTAATGGACTATTCTGTCATCCTCTAATCGGACTAAGGATAATCAATGACATTAACACCTATCGCTTGTAGCTTTGAAATTGGCAAATTAGACGTAAACGGACGTATCCAGCTCACGCCTTATGGCCGGTTCTTTGCTTCAGACGGTCGAGATGATAAAGGGGGCTGGTATGTAGATGATTCAAACGGTTATTTATTAGCAGACGAGCTAAATACTCGCCAAGTCGAACCAATGGTGGATTATGAACATAAGACACTACGGGCGAAAGAGTTTGGCGAGGAGAATCCAGCTTCAGGTTGGATTAAAAAGGTCGAGTACATTTCAGGTCAAGGGTTATTTGCTGACGTGAAATGGACTGATAAAGCTCGTGAGCAGATTAAAAGCGGTGAATATAAATACCTTTCTCCACTTTTCTTAGCAGATAGCGAGGGAAAAGTCGTCAAGATTGTGAACGCAGCATTAACCAATACGCCTGCGTGCCACGAAATTGCCGAAGTGTATGCCTTATCTGCCGACTTCCACTCTCAAACAGGAAATAACAATCAAATGTTAGCAATTTTACAACAGCTTTTTGGCACACCGAATGCCACTGAAGCAGAAATGAAAGAAAAACTAACCGCACTTTCGGCATCGAAAGGCGATTCTAAAGTGGCTTTAAGTGCGGTTTATGATGAGCTTAAAAGCAAAGACACGCAAATGGTGGCGTTATCTGCCAAAGTCGATAACCCAGACCCTGCTAAATACGTTGCTTTATCGGAATTACAAACGGTGCAAAGTGAGCTTAATCAGGTAAAAGCACAGATGAATGCGGACAAAGCAGCCGCGTTAATTGAAACCGCGCTTTCGGAAGGTAAATTATTGCCTGCTCAAAAAGCGTGGGCGGAAGAGTTAGCTAAAACCAATTTAACCGCACTGTCTGATTATTTGAAAACAGTTACGCCTAATCCTGCGTTGGGTGGTATGCAATCTCAAGATAAACCGACCGAACAGACCGTAGCATTAAGTGAGGCAGAGCGAGCAGCAGTGAAAATGCTTGGTATGAGCGAAGAAGAATTTATTAAAGTCCATAAGGAGACAAAATAATGTCGTTTAAAAAATCAGATGTACTTAACATTTTAGATGCCCAGTTTCGTAAAGAATTTCTAACAGGTATCGGGTTGATCAAACCACAATACCAAGAGATTGCAATGACAGTTTCCTCTAACACGAAAGTGAATACCTATGGCTTTTTAGGTCAATTCCCGAAAATGCGTGAATGGGTGGGTGAGCGTCAAATTCAGAAGATGCAGGCTCAAGGAATGAGTATCGAAAATAAAACCTATGAGAGCACAGTGAGTGTGCCTCGTACGGATATTGAAGATGACCAAGTGGGATTATTTCGTCCAATGGTTCAGCAGGCGGGGCAGTCTGCTGCTGAGTTGCCTGATGATTTGGTGTTTAGCCTATTGAAAGAAGGTAAATCGACACTTTGTTACGATGGACAGAACTTCTTCGATACAGAACATCCTGTCTATGAAAACGTGGATGGTACAGGTACTGTAAAACAGCAGAAAAATATCACAACAGGTTCTACTGCATCCGCTCCTGTATTTTATGTTTTTGACACAACCAACGGCATTAAACCGCTGATTTGGCAGGAACGTACAAAACCTGAAATTGAAGCAAAGTTCGACCCGTCAAAATCGGACAAAGTCTTTATGGAAGACGTCTATTTATGGGGTGTGCGTGCTCGTGGTGCAGCAGGTTTCGGTTTTTGGCAGTTAGCTCATCGTGTTGAGCAAACTGAAATGACTGCGGAAAACTTGATGAAGGTGATTGCTGAAATGCAGTCTCTTAAAGGTGATGGTGGGAAATTGCTTAACATTCGTCCGAATGTGATTGTTGTGCCACCTTCGCTTGAGTTTATAGCTCGTCAGATTTGTGAAGGCGAGTTGATTAACGGTACGACCAATATTTTAAAAGGTCGTTTAAAAGTCGTTGTATCTTCACAAATTATTGAATAAGTAACGTCCCCTTATCTTCTAATGAGAGGGGAAATATGAGGTGTATATGGCAAGAGCGAAAAATAAACCTGATGAAGCTAAAGTGGTTGATGGGGTGTTAGGTACTGATGGAGATAACAAGACTGAAAACCCTTCGTTTGAAGAAGAGGAAAGCGGCGAGGATATTGCTACCGAAGACGGCGGAGTTGTAACCAAAGCGACTGTTTATAAATTATTAGCATCACACCCCACAGGCTCTTACTGGCGTGGTGGCGTACATTTTACGCGAGGTGTCGAGGTTGAGGTTAATGATCTTGATTGGTCTGTTGAGCAAATTGAAGAAATGCTGAATGACTCATGGCTGGAGTGTGTGCGAGTTGTGCCGATGAGCAAGGCAGAGTATGAAGCATTAAAAGCAGGCGAATAATGGCATACGCAAGCGTTGAAGACTTTATTTTACGGGTAGGTGAGCTACAAGCAATTGAGCTTACCGACCGTGAGCAGCCTTTTACTCACACTGTAAATGAAACGGTGCTGAATATCGCATTAGGCGATAGTAGCTCGCAGATTGATGGTTATTTGGCAGGGCGATACCAGTTGCCGCTTGATAAAGTGCCGTTAAATTTGGTGCGAATTTGCTGTGATTTAGCTCGTTTCCGCTTATGCAGTATGAGTAATGTAACGATTACTGATGAGGTACGGGAGCGTTATGAAGAGGCTTTAAAAGAGCTTGCGTTGCTTGCCAAAGGGATAACAGCACTGGGCATTGAGCAAGAGCTTGAGAATGACCCAACAGGCGATATGGTTGTGATGTTTTCCAATGGGAATACAAGGATTTTTAGCCGTGATCACAAAAATAGAGAACGCATTGCTTGACCGTTTAAAACGTGGTTTAGGCGGTTTGGTGTATGGGGTGTCAAGTTATACAGGGCAATTCGATGATCCCGAGCTTGATATACGCCGGTTGCCTGTAGCGTTAGTCTCGTATGGTGGGACTAAATCTAGTAGTGTTAATGTCGGAATGTCGAGCGGAAAGCGGTTTAAGAATGTAGATACTTTCGTGGTTTTGGTTATTAGCCGATCTTTTCACTCTGAGCAAACAGGGCGACATGGCTCATTAATTCGAGTGGGAGCGAATCAGTTGATTGAGGCGGTGAAATATCTGTTAATCAATCAAACGCTTGGGCAGTTGGTTGAGCCAATTAAACCTTTGCGGGTTCGCACTCTTTGGAATAATAAGGAAGTAAAAAAAGAAAAGTTATCTGCCTATGCGATTGAATTTGAAATAAGTTATTTACAGGCCCCTGCGCTAGAGGATGGGAGGTACCCAGAAGGCTCTGATGATGAAAGCAATATTGAGTATTTGTTTAAACATTATCAGGCGGAGCTTGATGAACCTTACCCTGATTTATCTGCCATTGCAGGCAAGATTTATAATCCGACAAACAATGCCGAAGTCGGCTTTGAGGTAAAACTGAATGAAAGTAAAAGCGATTAGTGGCGTGCGAGTGCCAATGGAGAATGCACCGCATAAATATATTACAGATAGCGTTGCGGTTGAGGTGGAAAACACACTTTATTATCGCCGTCGTATTGCGGACGGGGATTTAATCCGAGTGGTTGAGCCAACTGGCACAGCACGCACCAAGAAAACCGATGAAGCGGAGGCGAAATAATGAGTGAAACCAATATCACGTTTAACAATATCCCTGCCAGCATTCGTGTGCCGGGTAATTACACGGAATACGATGTAACAGGGGCAGTCACGGCATTGCCTGTTAATCCGCAAGAAGTGTTGATTATTGCACCGCAAACATTGGATTTAAACGGAGCAAGCTATTCTGCCCCTGTGAAAGTGTATTCAGACACTGAAGCGGCAACGGCATTTGGTGCTGGCTCACTTGCTCATTTAATGGTGCGACAAGCCCTTAAAAATAACGCAAATATGAATTTAACGGTGGTGGGGTTGGCTGACCATTCAGCGGGTGTAGTGGCTGAAGGTGCGATACAAGTAAGCGGTACAGCAAGCACAGCGGGCGTATTAACACTGGTCATTATGGGGACGAAATATGCTATTTCCACCTCAAAAGGCGAGGTGGCTGCGGATATTGCCCGCCGTTTGAATGCTTATATTAACGCTCAAGAGGCAAGCCCAGTAGTGGCGAAAGTGTCGGGAGATACGATTACTTTGACGGCAAAAAACAAAGGCGAAACAGGTAATGAAATCTCGTTAAGCTATACCAACACGGCAACAGGTGTGTCACTTACGATTACACCAATGGCGAACGGTCAGCAAAATGCGGATATGACGGATGCCTTAGCCAGTGTGGCGGGTACGCATTACAACATTATCGTTAGTCCGTTTGTGGATACCGATAATGCCAATGCGTTAAAAGAGCATTTAGAGGCGGTGTCTGCCCCGACAGCGAAAAAGCCTGCAATTGGTGTAATGGGCTGGCGAAAAACGCTTGCCACAGGCACAACCTTTACCAGCACATTAAATTTCGAGCGTTTAACTGTGGCGTGGTATAAGGGCTGTATTGAACCTTGTGCATTGATTGCAGCAGGTTATGCAGCGATTATTGCCAGCGAAGAAGATCCAGCACGTCCGCTTAATACGTTAGCTGTGAAAGGGTTAAGTTTGGTTGATGATTCGCAAATACCAACGTGGGCGGAATATAACCAAGCGTTGTATAACGGCTTAAGCCCGTTAAATATCGTCAATAGCACGGTGCAGATTATGCGTGCGATTACCACTTACACAAAATCGGCAACGGGTGTAGATGACCCAAGTTATTTAGAGCTTGGCACGATTCGTTCGTTAGATTATGGGCGAAAAGCGATTGAGCAGCGTTTAGCGTTACGTTTTGGGCGATCTAAACTTGTGAAAGCAAAAACGCCTTCGGCGGTACGGTCTGAAATTTTAGATGTGATGTATCGGCTGGAAAATGCGGAAATTTGGCAAAGTGTTGATGCCAATAAGGCGAAATTGATTTGCACAATCAATGCACAAGATGATACTCGTATTGATTCTGAAGTGCCTGCGGATGTGGTGAAAGGGTTGCATGTGTTGGCAACCAAAGTAATGTTGGTTTCATAAGGGGGCGTAAATGGCTGAATATGTAGGGGCAATTGTGCTTGAAGTGGACGGTGTTGAGGTGGAGGTAACGAAATGTGATCCGAAAGTCAGTACCGGACGTAAAGGGGTGAAAACCTTAAACCGTACGGGGCGTATGCGTGGCTTTATTCAAGGTATTGCGGAATACACGCTCTCAATTACGGCTGTGAAACCGAAAGACGGTGCGAAAATTGATTGGGATAACATTACCAACGCGAAAGTTACGTTTTATCCATTGGGCGATGATGGCTCTCGTACCACTTATCAAGGCTGTTTTACCACTGAAGTAGGCGAAAGCTACACAGTGGACAATGAGGCAGTGATTGATATTCAAATGGGTGCGTTAAACAAGGTGGTTGAATAATGGAACTAACACAAAAAGGCTTGTTGTTATTAGGTTTGCCGTATAACGGCAAGCTCTATTATGAGGTTGAAGCTCGTGTTTTAACAATGGGAACAGAATGCGAGGTACTGGAAAGCATTGAAGCTCTCAACTTAAACGCTGAAACACCTAGCACCAAAGATCAGGTGTTGAATGATTTGGCGTATATGGCAAAACAAATTCGTGTGGTGGGTATTCCCGAAAATGAAGTTACCGCACTGTATTTGTTAGAGCATCTAGCCACTGATGATTATACCGTGTTAAATAGCTTGATTGCGGATTTGCGAAAAAAGCGTATAAACGCTGGGGAAAGCCCGAACTTAGCGGAAAGCGAGAACGAGCCTGCGTAGAAAAAGCCTTTGAGTATTATCGTCAGGCTTGCCTTGTTATGGCAAAAATGGGCTTTAGTGCAAAAGAAGTATGGGCAATGCCGTCGCTTGAGGTTGGGGCTTGGGTACGAACGTATATGGAGAGTCTTGGGGTTAAACCAACACAAGCGGCAGTAGAGGGCGGTAGCGGTGATAGTGTGGTGTATTCAAAACGCATTCCGCTGAGAGAATTAAAACGGTAATAAAAGGGGCTTTAACGCCCCTTTTTTGTTGATTTAAAGGACGTTTAAATGTCGGATTTAGAACTTAAACTGAAACTAAGAGCAGAGGACTTAGCCAGCCGTGTGCTGGACGGTGTGGTAGCAAAAACAAAGCGTGCTAATGATAGCGTTACCCAATCAACCAAACAGAACGAACAGGCTCAACAGGAAGCAAAACAGCAGACCGCACGAGTGGTGGACGATATTGCGACTAAATCCACAATGCGAGCTAAACGTGCAGCGGAGGCGACACGCACGCTGGGGATTCGTACTGAAAAAGATTTGCAGGCGGAGTTAAGACGTACTCGTCAGGCTTATCAAACCTTAGCAAAAAGCGGTGTGGCATCGGCGCGGGATTTAATGAAAGCTCGTGAGGCGGTCATTCGCAAAGAACGTGAGTTGCAAGCAGAAATGGGTAAAACCCCGCTTGGGCAGCGTGTAGCGAATGTGGGGCGTGGGATGATGGGCGTTGCTGCAGGCGTTGCCGCTGGAGCAATGGTAATGCGTGAGCCTGTGCGTAAATCTATGAGCTATGATCGTGAATTGGCAATGGTGGCAAATACGGCATTCTCCGACCGTGATGTGGCTGGGCGAATTGCAGGCAAGAAAGAGCTACACGAGGCGGTAAAAGGAGCGGTGCAATCAGCTGGTGGCACAAAAGAAGAAGCCCTTGCCTCGTTAAATGCGTTACTTGCCTCAGGTATGGACGCTAAAATCGCAATGGACTTATTACCAACGTTGCAAAAAGGGGCGGTTGCCACAGGCGCAAGTGCGGAGGACTTAGCGGCGATTACGATCTCAGCTTTGCAAAATGGGATTGCGCAGGCAGATATTGGCAAGGCGTTAGATATGGCTGTGGCAGCAGGGCAAGCGGGGCAATTTGAACTACAAGATATGGCACGATGGCTACCACAACAAATGGCTGCTGCAAAATCAATGGGTTTACAAGGGTTGGAAGGGTTTGAAACGTTACTTGTAGCAAATCAGCAAGCACGCGTTACCGCAGGGACAAATGATGAGGCGGGTAATAACCTTGTTAACTTGCTTGCTAAGGTTACAGCAAAAGAAACTAACGAACGTTTTAAAAAATATGAATATATTGATAGCAAAGGCAAAACACGCAGCATCAACTTTGCTAAATCAATGGAGGCTTATAAGGGACAAGGTAAAAACTCACTTGAAGCTTTTATGGCAATTATGGATAACGTGGTGGGGAGTGATGAAAACTACAAGGCATTACAACAGAGGCTAAAAACAGCCAAAAAAGAAGATCAGAAAAAAATCCTTGATGAAATGACCGACATCGTTGAGGCGACAGCAATTGGGCAAATTATCTCGGATAGACAAGCCGTAATGGCATTGGTGGGAATTAGAAACAATGCTGAGTTAGGCGAAGAAGTTAAAAAACAAATTAAAAACAGTGAAGGTGCTGTAGATACCTCACATAAAGTGATTGCAGACACGAATGATTACAAAGTAGATAAGATGAAATCGCAAGCCGAATTTGGGCAAATGGAGGGGCTTAAGGGATTTAATAATTTATTAGGCTCGGCAAGCGAAAAATTATCTGACTATATGGCTGAATATCCTGATTTAACCGCTGCATTGGCAGGAGCTGGTACCGGGATTGCTGCACTTGGTGCAGCTGCGCTAGCGGCAGCAGGCTCGATTAGTTTGTTGGGCGGGGGTAAAAGTGGAAGTGCAGGAGCTGGGGATTTGCTCAGGAGAAGCAGTAAAGGTGCAAAAGGGGCGAGCCGACTGGGTAAATTTGGTAAGGGCGTGGGATTTTTAGCTAAAGGTGGTGTGGTTGCTGACTTGATTCTACACTCTGAAGAATTAAATAAAGGGGAAAATGAATGGATTAATACTCGACATGAAGATCATGCAAAAATGAAAATGATGTCAGAGGAAGAGAAGAAAGAATATATTAATAAAATTCAAGCTGCACAACAGAAAAGAGAGTATGACCACGCTAAAGAGTTATTAGGTAGTCGTTTTCGTCAGTTCTTTATCCCTCAAGAAAATATTGAACGAGCCAAGCGAGTGGTCGCAGATTATGAGGAGGCAAGACAAGTGAGTAGCTTAGCCTTATCTCAAACCTCTATACAGGGGCAGGTGGAAGCGGCAACAGGTACGCTTTCGCAATATCAGGCGGATTTTAATGCCTTTGGGGAAACGATTTCTGCCGGTTTACAAGCAGGCTTGGCGGCACAATCACACACACTCGATAACCGCATTACAGTGGAGCTTGATGGCGCGGTGATTGCAGAGAATGTATCTCAGCGTCAATTTAACTTTTTAAATCGCGGGGTGGCTTAATGTTTAGTGGTTGGGTTGTGCCAATGCACACGGCCTCTTATAAGGGGGTGAGTTTTGATGTTATTTCTATTGAAGACAGTGCCGAACGTGCATTGGTTGAGCATTTATATCCTTACGTCAATGGTGGCGATCTTGAAGATATGGGGTTAAATCCTAAAACGGTGCAAGTGCAAGCCATTTTCTTTGGCGAGGGGTATTACACTGATTTGGTTAAGTTGCTTGCGGTGTTGCAAAAACAAGGGGCGGGGGTGTTGGTACACCCTATTTTAGGGCGAATGCCAAATATGATGTGTTCCTCGCACCGTGTACGACATGATGCGGAAAATATCAATCATTGTACGTTGGATTTAACCTTTAAAGAGGCAACCGAAGCCGAGCCGATTTTTGTGTTTAAGTCCGCGATCGTCAGCAAAATTGACGGTTTAATTGTACAACTTGAGGATCTATTTAATACGGGAGCTGATTTTTGGAATGCAGTAATGAGTAGCATTTCAGCAGGAGCAAACTGGAAAGCGCGCTTATTAGGTATTTGGGGAGGGTTGTACGCTAGCTTTGAAGCGGTGCGTTCGCTTTTTAGTTTGGATAAGAAAAAATACTCAGTGTCGTCTTATGCTTCAAGCAAACATTATGCAACACAGGCGAGTGGGGCTATCAATCAGTTAAAAGAGATGATTGATTTAGGTATTGATTCTGCCTCTAGCCGTACGGCTTTAACGTTTTCGGCACGGTTACGCAATGTGACGGAGGCGGTGGCGAATATCAAAGCCATTCCGCAGGCGGTGTCTGAGGATGAAACGCTTAATCGCTCTAAAACCGTGAAATTGACGGCGAGCGATGTGAGCGAATTGTCAATGATGTTGGACTTAATCTGTTTGGCTAAATTAACCGAATATGCCACCTTGTTGATTGAGGACGAACAGGAAACGTTAATCAGCTATGAACTTGAAGAGCTTAATTATGTGGTGCGTAATGAGGTGCTGGTGTTAATTAATAAGATTCGACAAGCTCAGCAAGCAGACGGCGTGGTAAGTGAAAATGCGAAAACCACAGCAATTTATGAAAGTGCAGAGGCGTTGATTGAACAGTTACGCCAAACGGCACACGATTTTACGGCATTAGTGGTTTCGGTCATCAATAAAAAGCCCCCACTGGTGGTTAAGACTTGCCCGTTAAATGGCACTATCCACCAAGTGGCACACCGTTTTTATGGTGATTATACCCGTGCGGATGAATTGTTATTGCTTAACCCCGCTATCAGATTGCCGAATTTTATTAAAGAGGGAGATTTATTAAATGCTTACGCTCAATAATGTTGTGGTTGAAATTGACGGTTTACAGCATAAAAGCTGGAGAAGCTATGATGTTGATAGTGATTTTTTGATTCCAGCCGATGCCTTTTCATTCGAGTTGGGTGTGCCTGCGAGTGATGACGTTGTGCCTGATTTTTCGGGTAAGACGGCGAAGGTGTTTATTAATGATAAGTTAGTGATGACAGGCATTGTTGATACCACACGGCATAGTCTACGTAAAGGTATGCGGACTTATTCGCTTAACGGGCGGGATAAAGCCCAGCTTTTAGTAGATGCTTCAGCCCCGATTACTAACGTTAAAGGGCTGACAGTGCTTGAGGCAGTCAAAAAGCTGGCAAACCCTTTAGGGATTAGCGAGATTGAACTGCGGGCAGAAAATAACCCTAAGCTGGATAAGATTGATGTAGATGTGGGCGAAAGCGCGGCTGAAATTATCACTCGTGTGGCAAATTCTGCTGGCTTGCATTGGTGGTTTGACCCTAAAGGCGTGTTAATTGTAGGAGGAGCGGATTATAGCTCTCCCCCTGTGGCAACGCTGTGTTGCGTGAAATCAGGCAAGAGAAATAATTTTAATGAGATAGAAGTAAGCTTTGATGTCGCGAACCGTTATAGTGAGGTCACGTTTTGGCGCAGTCTCACGGTAAAAAAGGCGATGATAATAAAAACGACTTAAAGTGGGTATATAAAGATGAGGACTTTGAGTTTTACAAGCCTAAAACAGTGGTGTTAGGCGATTGTGAAAACTTGGAAGCCTTGAAAAAACAAGCGAAAAAACAGCTCTCAGACTGGCAATTGGACGCCTTTGATATGCGGATTGTGGTGGCTGGGCATTGCACCGAAGATGGTACATTGTGGGAGGCCGGGCAACGTGTACACGTGATCTGTGAGGAGTACGATATTGATGCAATTTTTTTCTTGATGGGACGACGTTTCTTGCTCTCGAAAACGGAAGGGACACGCACAGAACTACGCTTTAAACAAGATGGTGTCTGGACACCCGAAGCCTATACAGCTAAAGCGGAGAAAGCAAGGTCTCGTAAAGGAAGAAAAGGAAAAAATAAAAAAGCGAAACCTAGAGAAATTATTTTGGGGTTGGAATCTTAATTAATATGAGACAGTTTGCGAAAAAAGTAAAAGAAACGGCAAAAGGCGTGTCAGATACGGTGCGCGCTGCATTTCGTGGCGTGTTACAGCTTGCCCATAGTGGGGATAATATCCAAAAAGCACAAGTGTCTGGCTTAGCGGATGAGGTGATTTCAGATACTGAGCTTATGCAGCACTTTGGGTTTACCTCTGTGCCACCTGCCGATACGCAGGTGCTGGTTATCCCTGTCGGGGGTAAAACAACGCATAGTGTGATTGTGGCAACCGAGAATGGGGCGTATCGCATTAAAAACTTGCAAAGCGGTGAGGTGGCGATTTATGATCAGTCGGGTTCCAGCATTATTCTCAAGCAAGGTAAATTGATTGAGGTAAGTTGTGATAATTTTGTTGTGAATTGTCAACAATATAGCGTAACCGCTACAACAGGTGCAAGCTTTGACACCCCAAACCTTGAAACATCAAAGCTATTAACCGCACAAGGGCAAATCAATGGCAACGGAGGTATGGCTGTGCAAGGTGGTAGCGGTGCGAGCTTTACAGGATCTGTGACACAAACTGGAGGCGACTTTAAGACTGACGGTGATGTGGTTGCCAGTGGCAAATCACTGGTATCGCACCAGCATAACGAACAGGGCGACGGCAAGCCAACCTCTGCTCCTGTCTAACTTACAAGCGGTTAGATTTCGTAAATTTTTTACGAATGGCCGCTTTCTGAACCCCTTTCCCCCAATCCCTCGCTTTTAATGTTCTATTCTTAAAGTATGGACAGAGAGATCAACCCGCTTACCGGTGACTATACACTTAAACAAATCAGTACACTGCAAAATGCCGTGTATATCAGACTCGTTACACCTTTAGGAACCTGGTGGGCAGACGGGAGTGTAGGCTCTTTGCTCCATACTATTCAACGTGAGAAAGATGTGAGCCGTGTTGGGCGGTTAGCTGTGCAATATGCTGAGGAGGCTTTGCAGCCGTTATTAAATGATGGTAGAACCTCTGATATTCGTATTACGCACGAGCAGCCACTTAATGGCACACTTAATCTTTTGATTCAAGTAACGGATAACAGGGGGGATACCGTAACCTTTAAACACCCTGTAAAGATTATTTAAAAGGGCTTTAAATGGCATTTAATACTCCTACTCTTGAAGAAATTCGTGACGATATTTTGCGAGATCATCTATCACTCAATCCGCAGGCGGATGTGTCTGTGGACTCTGATTATTATGTGCGAGCTTCCGCACTTGCCTCGTGTGTGTCGGGTTTGTATTCCCACCAAAAATGGATTGTGAGACAAGCGTTTCCGGATACGGCGGATAGTGAATACCTCGAAATGCACGCTTCTTTACGCAAAATCTACCGCAAAAATGCGAATTATGCAGCAGGTACGGCGATTGCTACTGGTAATGATGGCTCAGTAATTGCGGAGGGTTTGCAGATTTTAAATGGCGAGAACTATTACGAGGTGACGACTGAGGCGGTTATTCAAAACGGTACAGCTACACTAAATGTGCGATCTCTAGCAACGGGCGAGAGTCAAAATATCATCAAAAACACGGTGGCAAGCTTTATGTCTGCCCCTACTGGTGTGGCAAGTGAGGTTACGTTGCAAGATATTGGGGGCGGTACAGATGCGGAAAGTGATTCTGAGCTGTTAGAACGTTTACTTGAGGCTATTCGTAACCCTGCCGCTGGTGGCACTAAGGCGGATTTTGTGCGTTGGGCGAAAAGCGTGGACGGGGTAACTTCTGCTTTTGTGTACCCTTACCGCAGAGGTAGTGGCACGGTTGATATTGCGATTACTTCAGGTGATGGTTTGCCTTCTGATGAGGTGGTTGCAGCAACTCAAGCCTATATTGAGACGGTTCGTCCTGTCGGGGCTAAAAGTGTGTTAGTGATTAAGCCTGTGATTAAGACGGTTGATTTTGAGATTGAAGTGGCATTAGACAGTGATGTTACGGTTGAAGAAATTACCGAAGAGATTGAGGCAGCGCTGGCGAGTTATTTTAACTCGTTAAAGCCTGCCGACACACTTGTGGTTTCTCAAATTGAGGCGGTTATTAGTGATTTAATCGGTGTGGTTGATCGCAATTTAATTACACCAACCAAAAACCAAACCATTGACGCAATGCGTGAAATGGGCTGGTTTAAATTGGGGCAAGTGGTGGTGCGGGAGATGAGTTAATGGCTAATTTGCAAAGCGAACACGCAAAAGCATTAGGGCGGTTATTACCGCCTGTGTCATATAACGTGCGTGGTGAGTTTTTATATCGCTCTTTATTGATTGATGGCTTACAGCTTGACCGAGTACATGTTAAAGGCTTGCAAGTTTTAGAGGGAATTAATCCGCTTACAGGTGTGATGATTGGTGATTGGGAGCGTGTAACAGGGCTGATCAAAAACAAAAATAAGCCACTAGACGAGCGCATTAAAGCGGTGATTGATAAGCTCAATGACCAAGCCTCGCTTTCTATCCCTTATATTGTGGATAAAGCAAAACAGCTTGGTTATACCATAAAAATTATTGAGCCAGAGCCTTTTCGGGCTGGGGAGTCTTGGGCGGGTGAGGTTTTATGGGACGAAGGTGTTAAATGGATGTTCTTTGTGGACATTGGTGTGCCTGAGGTGCTTTATCGTGGCGAGTATCGGCTGGACTTGTATGGGGTGGATATGATTAGCGACCCTGTGTTTGAAGCATTACTTAACCAAGTACAGCCTGCTTACACTAAATACTGGATTAGATATTACAACGGATAATAACAATGCGTAACAAAATTAACCGAATTGACAGCGGAAACGGCAAATTTAAAGACGGCAACCCGCTTACAGGTGAATACGGCACGATTGTAAAAGCTGAATGGCTTAATGCAGTGCAAGAAGGCTTACTGACTAATCAAGGTGAGATTTTAACAGTTCTCCGAAAAGCGGGCATTGACCCAAATGAAGCAGATGAAACTCAATTATGGCAGGCGTTGCAGGTAATTTCAGGACAGGTTGAATCTATTGAAGCGTTGCGTAAGTTTGAGCCGTTGCGTGATAATCAAGCTGTATTTGTTAAAGGTTACTACGCCGGCAGCAATGTGGGTGGTGGGTATTTTATTGCGAATTTGAAGGATACCACTACGGCAGATAATGGTGGCACGGTGATTGTTACTGCTAGGGGTAAGCGGTGGGTGCGTGTATCTAACCACGAAATTAAGTTATCAGAATTTGGCTTAAAGGGTGGTAAGGCGAACGCACAAGAAGATACCATCAAAATCAATGCTGCATTTAAATATGCTTATGAAAAGAAAATCCCCAATGTAACGAATGATATTCCGAACGATTATTATCTCAGTACTTTTATTAGGATTGGGGATAATCTTACTTTTACAAATGTAGATGGGGTAAGGTATTTAAGGGCAACCAATGGAGCAATGCTTTATAACGGGCTAACCATTACACCAGAATCGTCTGCTGAAAATAGATGTAAAAATATCAAAATTATTGGTGGCGTATTTGATTCAAATGCAACTGAATTTTGGTCATCGGTCAACTTTATGTCGTTAGGTTATATCGACGGACTGCATATTGATGGCGTTAAGTTTATCAATTGTGTACGAAATCATGCTATTGATATGTCTGCGTGTACAAATGTTTTGATTGAAAACTGTCGTTTTCTTGGTTTTTCACCTGAAGTCACAACTAAATACGGAACAGCTCCGGGATTAACCCACGATAGAAGCTACGCTGAAGCTATACAGATTGATGATAATGTGGAGGGAACATTTTCAGGTGGCCGTTTAAAGGGGGATAGTGACACAAATATCATTATTCGGAACAACATTTTTGGCAAAAATCCAGACGATACAACAGGTTTATTTGGTGGCTATGGATGCGCTGTAGGCGCACACTATGCAGCTAGAGGTGTAGCACATCACGCTAACATTATTATAGAGGGGAACTTAATAGAGGATTGCCTCTATGCGGGGATTCGACCTTTTGTGTGGGATGACGTTAAGATTATTAACAATGTGTTTCGTCGTAATAGACGTCATATTTATATTTGGTGGTTGGCAGATACAGGTGTTAATCCATCAGAAGCAGGTAAAAATTATCATATTGAAGGTAATGACTTCGGCGACGTCGTGGCAGAGCATATCACGCTACAAATCTTCGGCAATAACTACACTGATGGGTTTGCAAAGACAGAAGATGTAATCATTGCAGGTAACACTTTCGGTAGAACTGAATGGAAAGGACCTTTAATAAAGTTACAAGGCGCGCACAATGCCGTTGTCACTAATAATGTGTTTGATGTGGCAACCCGATTTATTGATATAAATTATTGCTCTAATATCTCGGTCACTAATAATTACGGAAATAAACTAGAGTATGAACTGCTGGCATCAAGGAATGACATCTACCCACCAAATGTAGGCATATCTGAAGACATTATTATTAGCGGTAACATGGCGAAGGGGTCATCAGGTGGCGTGTTGTATTTGAGTAAAATGCGTAATGTTAATGTTATTAATAACATATTTCTTAACGTGGCAAATAAGAATTCTATCTCATCAATTCGTGCGCTTGATACGGAGGGGTTATTCATAGATAACAATATAGTTACCCTTGCTCAATCTGCGGTGGAGGTTAATACAAAAGTAATCGATGTGGCAGATACTTGTACAAATGTTAATGTTGGAGGTTTACTCACCAACTCCTCCCAAGCATACAGAGTTAGAGCGGTAGATTTTGAAGGTGTTAAATTTGACTTAACGTACATCAGGAAAAGCCAAATCGAGGCGCTAATCGTAGGTGTCAATGATAAATATCGTAATCTTCTTGTCAACGGCTCAGCATTAATAACAAAAGGTTTAACTGTAGGTACTAAAGACGAGATTAGCTTTGCAAGCAAAGGCTACGCACAAGCTCAAAGCCCTCCTGAGGGTGATAATTCGATAAAACTTGCAACAACGGAGTGGGTTAAGAATTTAACTTCAAAGGAGAAGGTACTTTGGCATGGTTCTAGTACGAATGCGGTCTCAATTAATTTAAATCAGCAGACAGGTTTGATTTATATTTTATATTCGATGCGAGGGTTTAACAAATTTGATAGTTTTCTACTTGGTGACGCGCATGGCACCACTATCGGGCATTTAGAGTACGGCGGTGAGAATGCGGATAGAGCCTACAACTCATTAATCCGCTTAACTGTTAACAACAACACATTGACTTTAACACCTGAAGGACACCATATACCAACGATTAAGAAAGTGATTTTAATAGGAGCTTAAGAAATGATTGTGTATTTTCTGAAGAATAACCTTAAAGATTATGTGATTTATCCACCACCCGAGAATGTTGAAGATTACTATGCAATAAGCGTGAATAATGAATCTGAGCTTAATGGAAAAATTTTAATTGAGAAAAAGGGGAAATACCTGTTAATAGATGACGAGATTGACTTGAAGGAGGCTAAATCTTCTAAACTTAAGGAGATTAACACTAAATCTCAAAATTTTATTAATAGTATTGCTCAAATTGATAAAACGCCAAACTTTGAGCGCGAGACATGGTTAATTCAGGAAGCAGAAGCAAAATCATGGAAAGCCAATCCTCACGCGGATACACCAGTTCTTACGGCAATAGCCTTGAATCGCGGGGTTGATGTGGATGTGCTACGTGAGAAGGCTTATCAGAAGTCAATTGCTTATAGCGTATTAGCGGCAACAATTGCAGGGCAGCGTCAAAAATTTGAAGACCTATTAGAGCAAGCGCAAACCATTGAGGAGGTGCAAGCGATAGAGGTGATTTATCAGTTAGGGGCGACAAATGAGTGATAAAGTAAATGGGCAAGTTTATCTTGCCTTGTACAAAGGCAAAGCCAAAAACTGGCGTTCTCGCTTGGTTGATTCAGTTATTAAGTTATTTACTAAGGGTGAGTACTCACACTGCGAAATAGCGGTGTTTCATTCTGAGTTAGTGGGAAACTACGATATAAACGAGTGGTTTAGATGTTACACATCAAGCCCTCGAGACGGTGGGGTGCGCATTAAATGTATTAATGTGAACGATTCGAATAAATGGGATTTGATTAAACTTGATAACGTCACTGAAGATGAGATAGAAGAGTTTTTTGAAAAAACAAAAAGCAAGAAATACGACCTGTTAGGCGCCATAGGCGTGGTATTTCATAATAAACACAGTCGTAATCGTTACTTCTGTTCCGAGTGGTGTTGGGAAGCTTTAGGAAGGTCTCAGGGGTGGCGATTTAGTCCGAATGATTTGGCAATGATTTTTAGCAACAAGAAATAAAGGAATAAAAGAATAAAAAATGGACAAAAAAATAATTTTAGACGAAAGTGCAATAAAAAACGCGTCAATAACATATACTGACAAAGCAAGCAAGCAAGCAAGCAAGCAAGCAAGCAAGCAAGCAAGCAAGCAAGCAAGCAAGCAAGCAAGCAAGCAAGCAAGCAAACAAGCAAGCAAGCAAGCA